CAGCCGTGTATGTGTTTATATTATGAATATCATATGATACCCGACTATATTACTAATTGTTGGTCTAATCAAAGTATATTCTATATACGTTATGTAAATATGAAGGAAGCGCGAGCCGTAAATAGTAGTGATATAATCACAACGGTGTTTTAAATCTTCAAAGGTGTAATACAAATTTTATAAATCAAATTTTACAACAATCTTTACTTTCTCTTTTTTAATACATTTACATGCAGATACTGACAGTTCTTCTCTTCTCTTTCGAGTTTTTGCATTTTCATTATTAGAATTACTTTCTGCTGGACTACGATTTTTTGAAGTGCTATTTCTATTATTCATATCATTTTCAATTGCTACATAATGTTGTTCTATATACTCAATTACTTTATTTTCAATAGCCCATTTAAAAAAATTTAATTGACCTATGGTCGTTTCCATATGTTTATCATTAAATGGAATTGTTATTCGTTCCCATCTACAAAATGGGTCAAATCGTTTTTTAGAATATGCTTTTAATTTCAATTTGTAATCATTATATACCTTAAACCGTGTGGTTGTATTTATCCCTCCCTTTTCTACAGGTAATTCATAGATAGTATAATTCTTTTTTGCGTAATTGGTTACAAACCAATCGACTATACGTAAAGATATTTTTGTTTCACCATTTATAATCGACATCATGGTTTCTACATAAGTAGTATCTTTATAAAATTCTGTTAAATTATTCATTAATAATTCATTTTGGGTATGTAGTGAAGAAGAACAATATAAACTCATTACTTTTTATTAATTTTTCTATTTATGCAGTTTTTTCCAAAATATATATTTGTATTATATAAATGCCTGTAGATTTTGAAAAAGAGAAAAAGACACAAATTGTAGATACTTTAGAAGGAGATAAGCTCACCAGTAATATATCTAAAATATCATTTATATTTGTTGCATTTTTAGTCATTGCTGGTGGGTATACAACACAAATTTTTTCATGTAGCACTCAACGTTTTTTAAGTTCTAATATTTATGGTAAACATTTTATTGGTATTGGACTTATTTTTATATTTATTATGTTAGAAGGCGGTTGGTCATTTGATAAAACAGAACGGGAATTACATCCAGTAGATTGGTCAAATGGAAATTGCCTTGATAGCATTGTATATGCGTTTGGTATTTACTTGATTTTCTTACTTTCATCTAAAACTCGTTTGCGTTGGAACACCATATTCTTCTTTTTATTATTCGTTCTTTACATCACAAACACGCAACGATTATATTGGTTTAATCGTAATAAATTAAACAAAGATATGAATGACACTATTTTAAAAGGTGAAAAATATGTATTATACTCATTACCTTTGATTTTATTAGTTGGTGTTACTGATTATTTTATATATAAAAAGAACCAATTAGGTAAGGAATTTGAATTATATCATTTTATTCTTGGTAATCCTACATGCACTCATCTATAAAATTGATATTGTATAATAAAAATATTTATTATACAAAATGTTTTCTTGTTTTAGAAATATATGCGGTTATTGTAAGAAGATGGATAGTGTTGAAAAACTATTAGAAGACGCTACTTGGGACTCTACTGACCCATTCACTCCCGACGTTAAATTTGGCAAGGTAATTAAAGTTTACGATGGTGATTCTATTACTATTGTTGCAAAACCTTACGATAATTACCCTGTATATCGTTTTTCGGTTCGCCTTAATGGTATTGATACACCAGAATTAAGAACTAAATATGATAATGAAAAAAGACTTGCTATTATTGCTCGAGATGCATTAAGTGAAAAAATTTTAGGAAAAGTGGTTCGATTAGAAAATGTAGATAGTGAAAAATATGGCAGACTGTTAGCTGATGTTCATTTAGATTCCCTTCTAAATTCTGAAAATATATGTAAATGGATGATTACAAATAATTTTGCTGTTGAATATGGCGGAAAAACTAAAGTGAAGCCAAAGGAGTGGTTGGAATAAATATTTAAACAATTATATTAAATATTTATTTATTATTTTTTATTATTTTTTATCTAAAAACACCCGAGTGCTTAATTACTGTAAGCAGGACCAGCCATGCCAGACATTACACGAAGAACGTTGTAGTTGACGGCATAGACACGGACCTTGGCGGTGTTGGAACCACTGACAGTGTTGGATGAAAGAACAAGCTGGAGGACAGCGTTGTCAATACGGGAGAAGTTGCAGCTTCCAGATGGTTGGTGTTCCTCAGGGCGAAGAGCGAATGAGTAAACATTGACACCAGCATCGGGGGCACGGGTGTGGTGTTGGTAGGGTTGGACTACGTCGAAGTAAGAACCCTCACGCTCGGAGAAGCGGTCTTGGCCATTAAGCTGAAGCTTGGCGGTGACAACAGGGTTCTCACCCCAGCAGTGCATGTCAAGGGCAGTCTCGGCAAGAACGAAAGTTCCAGCATCAGAGAGAGTGGATTGTTTACCAGTGCCATCACCCTCGATACCATTGGACCACTGGGCGCCTGTAGCAGAGTCAGCCATAGCACTCTCGAAAGTTCCATCGGCGTTGATGAAAGCAGCGGAACCAGAGGTAGCATCTTCACCACCGAAGGCATGGACAGCGTTGGGAAGAGCATCAATGGCATCAGTGTAGTTGAAAGGTTGGGCACCAAGAGTCTTGTAAAGAGTCTTGCCACCTTCAAGGGACTCGCAGTAGTCTACGTTAGCATCAGGTTGGACAACCCAGATAAGCTCCTTACAGGGGTGGTTGAAGTTGAGCTTGATCTTGTTGGAAGAGGAACCAACAGATTCATCACCAGTGAATTGAACTTGCTCAATGAGATACTCATGAGGGTTCTGTGCCATCTTGCGGCGCTCATCGGTGTCAAGGAAGATGTAGTCAACGTAAAGAGATGCAGCAACAAGGGATTGTTGGTAAGCAGCAGATACGGATTGAGTTCCGGTGGTGGCAGCCATCTCCTTTACGGCCCAGAGGCATTCACCAATGGGACGGAAGTCAATGTTGATCTTGACCTCGTGGTATTGAAGAGCAATAAGAGGAAGGGCAAGTCCAGGGTTGCGGCAAAACCAGAATTGAAGGGGAACGTAAAGGGTGGTCTCAGGAAGAGCATTGCGGGGAGCGCAGACCTGGGCAGGTCCTCCGCTGGCAGCGCAAGGTCCAGATACGTTAGCAAAGTTGGGGTCAGTGATGTAGGTAAGAGCGGTGGTATTACCAATCATCTTGAAGTAGCCAGCTTGTTGTTCCTTGGAAAGGGTAAGTTGGTTCCAGATGTGCATCCAATCACCATATTGACGGTCAATGCGTTGACCACCAATCTCAACCTCAACTTGGGCAACAAGGTGTTCACCGATGTAGTCCAACCAGCGGGCATAGACGGCACCGTCTCTCAAGTTCTGGTCAATCTGGGGAAGAGTGACCTGAAGATAGGTGCGGTAGGCAAGATCACCGTTTCTGCTGATGGTACAGGTGACACGGCGACCGAAATCGGCTTGACCAGAGAAGGTCTGTTCAATGGATTCCATTGCGAAGTTAGTGTGGCGTCTGTAAGACACCTTCCAGAAGGTAATTTCAGGGGTTCCAGTAAGGAAAACGTCTTGTGCGCCATAAGCGACGAGTTGCATAAGTCCTCCAGCCATAGTCTGTAGTTATACTATAGATATAGAAAATAATTTGAGAAAAATACGAATAAATAATATATTAATTATTCCTAAATATATTATTTTTCATGACAGCTATTCTGTATTATAATAAAAAAAAACTATTTCCACTTTAATTTGACTGATATAACGAAACAAAAAATGTAATTATTTTTATAAAATTGCATATTTACTGGTTTTTTTTACATTTAAAATCATCATTTCTGGAATAACCATCTTTACATACTTTTATACAACGGTTCGTTTTTGGATTACGTTCTTTTCCTTCTGCACATTTATTTATACACCGGTTCGTTTTTGGATTACGTTCTTTTCCTTCTTTACATACTTTTTCCTTTTTTGTTTTATTTTTATTGATTATTCTTTCTGGTGTCTTATGTAAATCTACTATCGAATCAGTTTTCGTTTCTTCTAAAATAGGGTTTTTCTTTTGAGTTTTATTTCGTTTACATTTAAAATCAGCATTTCTGGAATAACCATCTTTACATACTTTTATACAACGTTTCGTTTTTAGATTACGTTCTTTTCCTTCTGGACATTTCAAAATCAAGTTGTTTATAAATGTATTAATACTTTTGGGTAATTCTTCAATTTTCTGTTCTGTTCCATCTACCAATAAATGGTTTTCAAATCTCATACTGTATTTATCTAATAATCCATTACTTTTTAAAATAAATTCATATTTATCTACAACTTGACTTGGTGATGGACGTTCAAACACATTAAAAGTTATCATACTTAAAAATAGCAATCTTAAATCGTTATATAATTTTTTGTCAATTAAATCTTTTGTTTCTTTTAATATTGAAAATAAACTAAAACCGATTGCGTAATTATCAAAAGTTTCAAAACTCTTATTTATAAATCTGTTATAATCATCATCACTATTTTTTAAATTACTATACGTGTTATGAAAATCCCTTACGATTCTAATTGATAAATCCATTTCATTTTCGGCTTTATCCATTAATTCATTTTGAATTATTTCAAATGGTTCATTATAATTTTTAAATGTATTTTGTATAAAAGTATTTCTATCACGCCCACTTCTTGCAGTTAATCTTTTATAGTCAATATAATTATAAAATAATATATCTGGCGGAAATGACCAATGTGTTCCATAAGGATAACGAGAACCATTTGCATTTTTTAACATATCTTTTGTAGTAGTCATTAATCCAAAATCAATAAAATTTACACGTCCTGTTTCTTCATTATACACGATATTTTGTTGTTTTAAATCATGATGAACTATGCCATTATCCATTAAGACTTTGGAACCATATATTAAACGAGACATATCTAACCAAAATTCTTCTAATTTACGTTTGTTGACGTAATTTATTTTTAATGTTTTGAGTTTCTCTTCTATATTGGATAAATCTTGACCGCCATTTTTTAATAATAACAATTTATACTTATCTATATGAACACTATCAAATCGTCCACATTGATTAATAGCTATTTGATTTGCTTCATTATTATCTGGAAAACAAGACCCCGGTTTTCCTAAATGAAAAAATTCTTTTTTATCCGCTTTTTGGATTAATTTAAATTCTTTTAATTCATCATTTGCATTCTTTTTTGTTAATATTTTTGAAACCTTTGTTGGGTCTGGATTATATAGTTTATTTTTACACTTCAAAGGAGGATTATGAACGCAGCCATAACTTCCTTCTCCTACTTTTTTAGGATTAGACATTATATAATAGCATTATACTATTTTTGCATTTAAAAATTGATATATTGTTTCATATTTTATTAATAGTATATTATTAAATAGTATTGTTCAATCATGACTACAACAGCTCAAGCAACTAAAATTCAAAATGTGATTAGAAGTTTTATAGTAAGAAAACGTATTCTAATCCCAGGGTCTGAAATACAAACCAAAAATTGGCGTAAAAATCAAAATTGGTATAGGGGAGGAAAACATAATGAATGTGAATTGTATCAAAGAAATTTAATCGAAAAAATAACACAAAAAAAATGTAATAAATCAGACAAAAGAATCAATATTATAACAAAAAAAATTATCGATAAAAAATATCCTATGAAAGAGATTGATGGATTTGAATGGACAGAAGATTTTGATGGTCATATTGAACTTGATAATAAAGAACTCTTCTTTAATCTCAAAATTATTTGTGATGCTGGAGGAGCACAAACCAGAAGTTTGCGCGAAGTTTATCATTTTATAACATGTCAATTAGACCATCTTGTAGAAAATAATGAAGCATTTGGTATTAACAAATATTTTATAAATATTCTTGATGGTAATACTTGTTATAATACTGCAAGTAAATTTGAATACTTATTAAGTAAACCACAATATCAACATGTTAAACAATACATTTTCGTTGGCGACATGAAAAAATTTCAAGAAGAATGGCATACTAACCTATCTCTCTAATATATATTGCACTATATTGTAAACTAATTCAAAGGAAATTCGCTTTCGGGCACTACTTTTACTTTCTCTATAATTTGTTAGAAATAAGGAATTGTAGTTTTTTCTTTTTTCTGTCAAATAAGTATTAAACTCTGCTACTAATACTTTTTGTTTTTCTAATGATATTGCAGGAGTTATTATAAGAGAAGCATACGTCCTTGCTGATAATTTTGGTGTATCATCTATATATACTTTATCATCAGGAACTACAGATAAATTTATTTGATTACTTTCATTATCGTCAATACATTTTACTAATATATTAGTATTTTTATTAGAAGCATTTTTACTGGTTAACCGAGTTATTTTATATTCATTTTTTAATGGTAAGTTATATATCTCTCCGCCAAAAGTATATTGGTTTTCATCATTCAATAATACATTCATATTCTTTTTATCTGGGTATATCATAGTGGGTATACTATTATTTGCACCAACGTTTAATTCAAATTGGAAAGAACAAACGGTATATGAAGTATCGTTGAATACTTGCTCTTCAAATACATTCAAATAAATTACATTATACACATATAAAAACTGTTTTCTTAATTCAATGTCTGCATTACGAATAGAAGACCAAAAATTTAATGGAATGATTATAATCCCACCCTTACATCTATTAGTTAATAACTCTTTTATAAAACATTTATACAAATCATTTGCATTATATCTATCATATATTTCTTTTGTTTCCGATTTATTTCTTGCCAAATAAGGAGGATTTGTAAGTATAAATTTATTATTGTAATCTGGAGGATTTAATAAAGTATCTCGTTGTATAATAGAATCTTTTTTAGGTTCAATATCATAGCATTCTATAGTATATCTTACATCCGAATTTATAAATTGTAATAAATCACCTTCGCCACAAAAAGGTTCTATTATATGTTCTACATCATCAGGAATCGATAAATTTTGCAATATATATCTATATCGTGTTGTATAAAACTGACCATATTCCTTTTTACTCATTTGTATATAATATCGTTTTGTTATTATATACTTTATCAATTTTTATAAGTTTTCCTGTTTAGACAAGATAAAATCAGTTGAAAAATTGGAAGCAACAAATGTTTCTAAATAATTTTCTTGAAATATTTCTCTACGGTTTTCGTGTTTTTTTGTAAAAATATAAGAATCGTTTGCTTTTTTAACTGACCAACCTTTCTCTAAAGCATTTGTAATAAATAACATTTTTTGAAACATTGGTTTATCTATTTTAACATTTGTAGGTATTTCTATATTTATATTTTGAGCCATATAATTTTCAATTAGATAGCTTTTTTAATATATATACGAGTTTTCAATTTAATCCTATTCATGAAAAACTAACATAAAAATATATATTTTTTATAAGTATCTAACAATGTCTAATTCTCGTCGAGGGAATAAGAGTATACAACCGATTAATTCTATAGATATTAAACATACTGAAATGTTAGACCGTTTTGAAAAAATAGAGAACGATATTATTCCTAATCTTAAAAAAGAAAAGGAAGAATTAAAAGAAAAGGTATCAATATTAAAGGAACATGAATTAGATGAATTTATGAAAATTAAGGATAGAGTAAATGAAATTCAACAAGAGTTAAAAGAATTAAAATTTGAAAAAAAGAAGTATTTATTAAACAATTCGAAAATAGTATTTGATTATTTTGAGCAAAAACAACAAATATCGAATGATTCAAATACCATAAATCAAAATACAAATGTTTTGAATTCATTTTTTAAAATTAAAGCTATCAATGAAGATGCTGGTTCTCTTGATAGTGGAAAGTATAATAAATCAAAAAAATCTTATATGAAATATTGGAATAATGTAAATAACGAAATTACCAATATTCATGATTATGTTGTTCGAACTGATATATGTAATTCATGCTTTAAAGGAGAACTTATACCACAAGATGAAGAGGGAATTATGATTTGTAATAATAGTCAATGTGGTAAATTTATTGCATATATTGTGGATAATTCCAAACCTACTAATAAAGAACCTCCTAATGAAGTTTCCTATACTGCATATATTCGTTTGAATCATTTTAAAGAGATTCTTTCTCAATTTCAAGCAAAAGAAACTACACAAATTCCTGATGAAGTTATTGATAATATTCGTGCACGTATTAAAAAAGAACGTATTAGTGATATGTCTATCATAAATTATGATAAAATGAGAGATATTCTACGTAAATTAGGATATAATAAATACTTTGAACATATTCAATATATTAATTCTATGTTTGGTATTAAACCGCCCGTTATGAATGAAGAATTACATGAAACTTTATGTGTTCTCTTTATAGAAATTCAGAAACCATGGGCGGTGCATTGTCCACCAAATAGAACTAATTTTTTTAATTATACATATACACTTTATCAATTATGTGTATTGTTAGACCAAACACAATACCTACCATATATTCCTATGATGAAAGACCGTGAAAAACAATTAGAACAAGATATGATTTGGAAAAAAGTATGTAATGATTTAGATTGGGAATATTTCCCTACTGTGTAAATAATATCATAAATCTTATATGAAATTATTTTTATTTATTTGCTTATGCAATACGAATACCACCAACAAGAGTGCTACCCAAAGTCATACCTGCACCATTTCTTGCACTGGAACCCATTGCAGGAATAAATACATCCAAGATGCTAAATGTTGCCGCAGCAGTCAATGCAATAATAATAATCTCTTCAACATTAAGTGCCTTCTTGGGAATGAGCATAGCACAAATAGCTACTGCTAAACCTTCTATTAAGTATTTAATTGCTCTCTTCAACAATTCGTTCATATCAAACATATCAGCCATATTTGAGTATATATTATATCCAAATAAAAAAATAGATTATTAATATTATTTATTGTTAGTGAAAATACTTAAATATAAATCTTTAATTTTTGTATATTAGCTAAATGTCTTCTTTTGAAAGAAAAAATTTACCTGACGGACAAGAAAACCCTAAATATGTTGACCTATGCGATGAAGACCCATCAATTGCTGGACAAAAATTCGCATGTATGTCATTCGTTTCACCCGAAAAGATATTAAGAAAACGTGAAGTTTATTTATTTGAACAATTCGTTAAACAATGGGAATTCTCTAAATCCATGGAAAGATACTTTGATTTTATACATTTTATTGCTTATAAATATAAGTTAACTGCTGATGACCTTCTTGCTGATTTTAATGAATTTGTTAAAGAAGAAGGTATTAAACTTAAGAAAAGTGGTATTGAAGATGATTACAAAAACTTCATGGATAAACAAGAAGATAAGTTAAATGAACAGTTTAGTAGAGAACATTCTTTCCAAACCTCTGTTCGTGGTTTAAAAATTCGTGGTGTTTTCGGCAATCAAGATGAAGCAGAAATGAAAAGTAAGAAATTGCGTGAAAATGACCCTAATCACGATATCTTTGTAGGACCAGTTGGTGTATGGGTTCCATGGGACCCTGATGCATACAAAACTGGACGTGTCGAACATTTGGAAGAAGAATTAAATGCTTTGCATAAAGAAAAACTTAAAAATGAAGAACAAGCCAAGAAAGAGTTCGAAGAGCGTATCCGTGAAACAAAAAAGAACGCTATTGCTGAAAATATTGAAAAGGCTAAACAAAGTAATAATGTGCTTACACAAAGATTAGATGATGAAGGCAACCTAATCGGTGTTCAAGAAACTGTTGATTTTGAATCACGTGAGGTTTCTGATGTTGAAACTACTCAAATACGTAATGAAATGTTAATGGCTAACGCTAACAAAGATAACGCTATTATTGAAGAAACCCAAGATTCATTAGAAGATGTTGACTAATTCCATTATAAAATTGATTTAAAATTATTTTAATTGTTATATTATTAAAATTATATAACAATGAATTCATATTCCATTATTTTAGAAAAGCTTGTATGGGGCACATTTAATAAATTATCGGAATGGTCTTATATTAATACTAACTCAAATAACGCTACTTCATTTCAAATGTATTGTGATTTTTGCAATGAATATTCAGATAAAATTAAAGAATTAGGTGTTATTCACTTTGTTTTTACTATAACTTCTTTTCAAAGTTCACAAAAATTTATTTTTGTAAAAAATATTCTTGAAAATATGTTTATTAGTCAGCACGATAAAGAACGCATGCAAAGTTTTATTCAATGCACACAAAAACATTATCATGCACTTAATAAATTCGCTTTTATTTGTAAGTATAAGCTTGCTTCTTCTGGTTGTTCTACTGACATGTATATGAATCCAATTTGTGAAAATGATAGAAATACTATCACTATTTTACAAGAAAACACTAAATACACTTTTACATTTAGTGATTTGAATAGAATTATTAATAAATCTCTATGTAATCATTTTGAATTTTATGCTGAACCAAATCCTATTAAAAATCCTTATAATAATATTCCTTTTTCAAAATCCAATTTATATACTATTTATTTCGCCATTAAAAAAAGTAATTTTATGATTTCCTCTGTTTTCCATAATTTCTTTTTATCAAATTTCTCCCTTGCCTATTTTATTAATCAATTTGAATACCAATTAAGAAATAAATATATTGAAAATACTTGTCATTTACAAAATAATAATTTAGATATTATTGAGAGCGACGATGATAATCCCATATATGATGATATTATAGACATGATTAATACATATAATTCCAGTAATCCTAAAAATATAATTACTATCCACTCCGATATTTCACAAAAAATTATTGTTGATATTTTTAAACCTTATTTAAATTTATATTATCGTAATATACATTCTATGACTACTGTTGACCAAAATAAATACTTTGTTTATTATCAATATATGTTAGAACAATTCAATAAATTCAATCCTGCATTCGGTCGTAGAATTATAAAAAAAATTCATCCATTTAAAACTAAAACTAAAACATATATTACATATAATACTGAACATATAGAGTTTAATTTTCCTATTAATTATTATCATATGTATCAAAAAAGTCATATTGATAACGTTTGTCCTATTAATCCCGATATGAAAAAATATATGGAACAATCTCATCCATTTCCTATTTCTTTTAATAATCTAAATTCTACAGCTCATATATATTTTAATGATGATATTTCAGTTAATGATGATAATGATAGTGTTAGTTAAATTACCATTTCGTTTTCTTTACATTGATTGTCGTAGCTGACTTTTTTTTTGATTTACTTGGGTCATATGCTTCATCTTCATCATCTGAACCCATATTTTTCGATATTTCCCAAAATTCCTTTGAACCTAACCTAAAATTTGGATGATTCTCTGCTTTATACCAAAATATTTGGTCATTCAATTTATTCGATTTTGCATTATTATTTATAACTAAACATTCATAATTCTCCGTGGTTTGGTCCATTACTGCACAGAAAGCCTCTAATGTTGGAAACATACTTGCATAATTCTCCCAAATTCTTTTTCTATTGGTTAAATATGGTTCGCGTAATATAAATACATAATCTATATTT